TCATTTTTTTTACCTAAAAACAATTTATCAGCACCGCCACCAATACCTAAATCTTTTACTTTTTGTACTGCTTCATCTGACATTTTAATAGTTTCTTTTAAAAATGGTATTGATTTTTCTAATTTAGAAATAGCATTTAAAACAATACTATCTACATCTATTGAAGCATAAGCTTTTTCTAAAGAAGAATTAATATCATCTACTAAAGCTAATTCTACTTTATGCGTTCCTAATTCTGTTTTAGCAAATAATTTACCAAATACGTTTTTTTCTTGTGGTGTCATTTTTAATTTATTTAGTATTTATTTAACCAAGTTATTATATCTTTTGCTTCTCCAATAACAGTTGAAGCTTTCATTTCATACTTTAAATAATCAGCAGGTAAATCAATACCTAATTCTTTTGCAGCTTTTTTAGTTTGTTCAAATTGATTTAAAAATTTTTCAGCATTTAAAATAGCATTTTTTATCATTGGTATAGCTTTATTACGAGCAAATGATACTTCTAAAAAACCATTTTTAAATTCTTTTTCTGCTTCATCAACTATTTTAACAGCGTCTTGTACAATACCTAAATTTATATCGTGTGTACCTAATTCTGTTTTAAACAGCTTACTAAATACGTTTTTTTCTTGTGGTGTCATTGTTATCCGTTTACTCTTGTTATTACTCTTACTCCGCCATTTTCTGTAACGGTTACACTATCTACTCCTGTAGTTGCACCAATGCCTTGATTTTGTAAATCACCATTGCAACATTCTTTACTATACGTGTTATCATCACATAGACAACCTTTTTTACCATTTACTGGACTCGTTTTACTTTTTGTTTTCGTACTCATTTATTAAAGATTTAATTTGTTCAACAATACTTTCTTTTTTACTTAACTGCTTTTTTTCTTCTAATTTATCTGCAAAATATCCCTCTAATGAAAAACCTTTTACTTTACCTGTTTTAACATAGTCATTCCAAATACCATCATCTTCAACTTTAACCGAAGCCATCCAAGTACCTACAGGCACACTTAAATTATAAATAGCACTTTTATCTTTTGCCATATCTTCAACTATCCAACTTTCAACAACGGTTAAACCTTTAATTTCTTTACCGTGTTCTAAAGTCCAATTATTTTGGTTACCATTTTTAAAGAATAATTGACTTGCTTTGTTTACTGTATCTTTTGAAAAGTAAATATAATATTCATCTTCGCCATTACGTCTGTAAATTGGCTTTTCAGGAATTAAAACAGCACCCATTAAAATACGCTTTTCAGTATCTACTTGAGCTAATTTAATTTCTTCTGCTTTTAACGCTACGAAATTAGACTCAATAGCAGGAGTTTCTACTACACTAATAGCATCTACACCACTTAATACATCTTTATCGTCTATTATTAATTCTATCAGGTTCATACTATTTTTATTTAAAAACATTAATTTCTATATTTTGTTATTTTTTATCCTAAACTTGCGTTGTTAATTATATTTCTGTCTAAACTTTGTTGACTTGTAACTTGATTTGCTACTACAAACGCTTGTACAGGTTGTTGGCTACCTAATGTACTTGCTAATTGATTAACACCACTTGTACCTACAACGTTAAATTGAGGGGCAGGTGCAGCACCACCACCACCAGCACCACCAGCACTACCACCACTTGCAGCACCACCGCCACCTAAAGCAGCTAAACCTTTTGCAGTTGCAGCTATATTTGCTGCAATACCAATACCTGCACTTACAGTATTTATAATTCTTGCTCTAATACCGTAAGTTGGGTCTACAGCATTTAAAGGAGAAGCAGATGCTACAGCGTTTGCAGTTTGTGTATTAACAATAATTTTAGCAATACCTAAAGCACTTTCTGCTAACATAGCTGCTTTTTGAACACCCTTGTTTTTTTCAAATAAACCTTTTATTAAACCTATACCTTGCGAAGCCACATCAAATGAAGCGTCTTGAATAGCTTTTTTACTTTCTGCTAAAGTTTTTTCTATTTCAATTTGTTTATCAGCAACTATTTTTGCGTCATCTAATTTCTTTTGTGCTTCTGCTTTTAACTTTTCATCTTCTGCTAATTTCTTTTCAGCATCTTCAGTAGCAAATTTATCAGTTAATTCTTTTTCTTTTGTACGTTGTGCTTCTTTTAATAAAGTTGTATCTTGTCCGTACTTATTAGCTTCTTCAATTAATAATCTATATTGCTCTTGTATTTGAAATAACTCCTCTGCTCTACGTTCTGCCTCTGTATCTATTTGAGCTTGTCTAATACGTTCTAACGCATCTGCTTTTTCTTTTTCTAATTCAATAGCTTTTTCTTTAGATTTTTGTGCATCATCGTTAGCTTTATCGTTTGCTTCTTTTCTTTTAGCTGATGCATCTGTATTAGCTTGTTTGTCAATTCCATTTATAGATAATTGTAAACCCGCTCTATCATTTCTTAATTTATCTAATGCTTTTTTCTGTTCTGCTACAACTTTGTCACCCTCTTTTTGAGTTTCTTTAGGGTCAAAAATAAAAGAAGATAAACCCTTAAATACTTTTTCTTCTAAACCAAAATCTTTACCTAAAGCACTACCAACAGCATCAACTGTTTTTAAAATCATTGTTAATGGTAAACTAATAAACTTTAAAACACCTGCTAAAATATCTTGGTTTCTTTTGGCTGCTTCAGTTTGTGCTTTTGTTGTAGCAATAGATTGCTCAATTTGTATTTCAGACGCTTTTATTACTTGGTCAGTTTGTGCTAATTTAATTTTTAAAATTTCTTTTTCGCTTTTACCTTGTAATTTTAAAACGTTATCTTGACTACTAACTGCATCTAATTTACTTTGCTCTGTGTCTAAATTCTTTTGAGATAATTTATTTAAACTTTCTTGTTCAGTACTTACACCACCTACAGCTTCTTTAATATCATCCCAATAAATTGCAATAGCACCAACAGCAACTAATAAAAGTCCAATACCTGTAGCAGCAATTCCTGTTTTAATTCCTGCTAAAGCATTTTTAGCAACAGCTCCCATTTGTTTGAAACTGTCTATACTTTCGCCTAAACCTTGTAAACCTTGAGATAAAGCCATAGCAGCTTGTAACCTAACCATTGTTTCTTGTAGGTTTTCACTTTGTACACCAGCTAAAGCTAAACTACCTTCAACAGCACTAAAACCACTTGCTACACCAGTTAAAGAACCAGATAAAGCACTAAATTTAGCATCAGGGTTAAACGCATCGGTTAAAGCTTTTGCGTCACCAATAGCGTCTTTTAATTGCCCTGCTCTTTTAGCTGCTTCAACTGCTTCTCTTGAAGTTGCACCAAACTTTTCAGAAAGTTCTCCAACATCTGCTTGAGCTTGTCTTAATTGGCTTCTTAATGATTGCGTGGCTTTATCAGTTTGCTCAATAGAATTAGTTATATTATTTATTCCAGTTGTAGCACCTTGACTATTTAAATCAATTTCTATCGTTTTTGTAATTGCCATTTTATTGATTTTTTAAGTTCTGTTAGTGTTTCAGGTATTTTATATTTTCCTTTTGCTATATCTATCGTTTCGCTTGTCCCAAACTTTTGAAATTCAAGCATTTGTATTACTAATTTTAACATATTTTATCCCTCTTGTGTTATTACTATTATATCTCCTAAATTACTTTCTATGCTAAATATTCTTTCAGCTTTTGAAGTGTTTTCTGTTATTGTTAAATCTATATAAGTGTCATACGTATCAATAAGTGTTATAGCACTATCTGGGTTATTTAAAATACTCCACGTTAAAGCTTCTCTACTTACTGTATCAAATCTTAAAATTTGAGCTGCATTACTAGCTATTCTTTTAACTGAATTATCAAAAATTAAACTTCTAAAATCTTGTATCAATTCAAACTTACTTTCAAATGTATCTAAATCAGTTGTAAAAGAATTTATAATATACCTTTTATCACGTATTACAATACGGTCGTTTAAACGCAACGCTAATAGCTCCGAATAAGGTAAACGCATACTTACTTTAACCATTCTTGATTTTAAAGAATAAAGATTGTTTAAATAATCAAAATAATAATCTTTAAATAAACCATTGTTAATTGGTTCTAAATAAAAACTACTCATATCAGAACCAAAATTTAAAGCGTGTTTTGTATTTTGATAATCTATATCTTGTCCGAATACTGCATAATTTGTAATAGTACTTGTTGAAGTACCATCATTAAATTTAAAACTTACTCCTGTTTGATTTTTTAATCTATATAAAATCACAGGTTTTGGTATGTATGGTTGTAAATCTTTATTAATAGAATACCCTACTTGTAAATTAGTACCTGTAAATTTATTAAACATTATATTTTCAAATGGTAATTTAACCGTATAATCAGAACCATCTGTATTAAATGAATAACTTAAATTTCCATATTCTTGTTGGTTGTTATCATAGTAAGCACGATTTAATAAACTCTCGCATTTTTCATATTCAAAATTTACTTTTTTATATGGTTTAATTCTTTCGTATTCAAAATCTGTAACACAATTTTCTGAAAAGTCTTTTATATTACCTTGATAATACCAATTTTCTAATTGTTCTAAAGTATAGTTTGTTTCATCATAACTAAAAGCTGTTAGGTTAAACATTTTTAAAATACCACTAAAGAAGTCAGATACTTTTATATCAGGCATACAACTTGGTATATTTAATAAAGAAGTTGTAGAACCCGAAGCACTACCAAGCACAAAACCACTTGTAAAGTTATTAGTATTTGGATTGTATCTTTGAGATGTAGAATTTATTTCAACAGCAAAAGTACAACTTGCAGAAGTACTAACATACATTTGATACGTTCCTTGTAATGATGGTAAATCTAAAAAAGTTGTTGAAGTACCAACGCCTGTAATTACTGAAAATGGTTGTCCCTCTTTTAATATTGTAACTTTCCAATTAACAGAAAAAGAAAAATCTATCTTATAAGATTTTTGAATTATTGACTCACCTGAAATACTATTAGTTTTTATATAAAATTGATTTGATTGTAAATATAAACCAGCCCAATTTGCTGGCAACGAATTTGAAGTTAAATTAAAATTAATTAAAACATCTTCACTCATCGAAGCAAAAGCTTCTTTATTTTTAAGCCATAAATAAGCTTCAGTAAATCTACTTTGTGTTAAAAAGTTACCATTAAAATTTATTCCATATTTTTGTTCAATAGCATCAAATATTTTATTTATTTTTAAAGCAGGAGCTAATTCGTTAAAATGTATATGCCCTGAAGTATGTGAAATATCATTTGAACCCGAACCGCCATATTGCCAAACTCTATCACTTGAAATTAAAGGGAACATTAAAGGATTGCTAAATTGGTCTTCTATATAATATTTTACATTACCACCACTATAAGTAATTGTATATTGGTTTAGTTCTGCAATATCTTTTAATTTATCTTCTTTAAATTTATCAGTTAAAGAAAGTAAGTTACCGTAAAAAGTAATTTTATAATCTTCAATTCTATTACCTTTTACACTTGCACTTTCTAACTGCCATTTACCTACTCTAAATACTTGAGTATCTATTTCTATATATCCGTTATATCTAAAGTTTTGATTGTAACCATTATCTAAAGCGTTTTCGTACCAATGTCTAAAAATTTCATTATTATTATCACTTGCAGGAATTGTGAAACTTTGAGAATAATCGGTAAATACTTTTGATATATCATTAACATTTTGTATAGAAGAAGTAATACTAATTTTTTCATCGTTGAATAATTCAATACGTTTTACTACATCTATTTCGGTTGGTGTTGGTGTAACTCCACCTAAACTATTAATTGTATTTAGTAAGCAATTTTCCGCTTCATAAGTACCACTATCTAATAATACCCTTTTAGCAAAATCAGTTATAGTATTTAAAGCAACTCCATAAACACCACCTAAAGAGTTAATTTGATTTACTAAACAACTATCAGCTTGAAAAGTACCACCATCAGCAATTACCCTATCTTTAAATTTGTTTGCAACTAAACTAACAGAGTCATCAATACTTTGTTTTGTGTATATGTATAAAGCAACTTTCATTAAATTACATCGTTTATTAAACCATAGTTATATTCAAACTCAATTTCGTAATTTATATTTTTATCTTTTAAATGTGTTTTGTAATCAGAAGAAGTACTTTTTACTATTACAGGTTTATTGTCTAATAATACAACTTCGCTCATTAACAAATCTTGAATTAAATCAAAGTAATTTTCATCTACCCAACCAGTATTACACTTTATCTTTTGTTTACCTTGTTGGTTAAACGTTCTTTTCTGCCCTTGTAACGCATTATAATTTACGCTGCTTGGTAATAGGTTAAAATCTTTATTTGTTGTTTCTATTGATTGTAAATTAGCTTTAAAGAATGTAAGATATTGCCAGCCACCAAAACGATTAATAAACGTGCAAGTTATCGGAGTGTATTTAGGTTCGCATAATTGTTCTGCTTTCAATACAAACACATCAGGTTTTGTATAAGGTGAAAAATCTAAAGCGGAATTTCCTACGTATGGTAATTTCCATAAAGTAGGTGCTGTATTATTAAAATATTGAAATTCAAAACCATTATTCCAACTTATATCATTTGCAATAGTTTCTATAAATACATTAATGTAATTATTTGCAGTACTTTTATAATAAGTTATATTAGTGTTTACTAAAGGTAAAACAGCACTTGTGTTACTTTGATTATATCCACCTGTATAATCTTCATATCCATTTAAACAAACAAAAGTTTCAGTTGATAACAAACTATAAACTCCTAAAGTTAATTCAGTATAACGCTTTACAATACAATATGCCCAGCAGTTTACATTTTCTTCAGTAGGTACACTAACAGAAACAGGGTTAATTGGGTTAATATATTCCTTTGCGTAATTAGCTATATTATAAGTGTTTTCTAATTGTGTAGTTGTTGCTGCCTTTTTACTTAAAACGTATGTAGGTAAAATAGGCACAGCGGTTCCTTTATTATATAAATATAATTCTACTTTGCTACCTAATTGGTTTGCCTCATTTACTTGTATAAAATACGGACTTCTAATAAATATTTTTTTCATTATTTTTTGTTTAATGTATATTGTAAAAATTGTTCTACATCTAATCCGTATGCTTCTACTAATTCATCTGGCATACGTTCAAAGGCTTTTTCAAATGGTTTTGTAAAAAACAAACTTGACTTAATACCTTTATTCCAAATTGCCCTTCTAATTAAAAATGAAGTTTGACTATATGATAAAAGTTGTCCTTTAACACCTTTGCCTTCTTTTTCTCTAAATTGTATTCGTTTTTGTTTAACCCATTTATCTATTCCTTGTGTTAATCCACCTGCTTTACCTGTACCTGTACCAAATTTATATGGACTGTTTGGTGCTTTTGTTGAACTTGTTTTACCTTTAACACCTTTGTCTACAAATACACCATAATCTTCCATTAAGAAACTTAAACGAAAACTATTAGCACCTACTTCAATTTGTTTATCTAAACTATTATATAAATTGCCTTGATTTTTTTTACCACCTTTTGTTAAATTACTCCTACTTTGTTGTATAACATACTTTGCAAAGTCGTTTAAGTATTTGCTTGTATTTTTGTTATCTAACATATAGTCATATCGTTTCTAACTAACACATCAAACGTTAATGCCCAACCTGCTAAATCGTTTTCAAATCTTTCTGTAAATGGCTCAAAACTTGGGCTACCTGTTAGTTCCCAAAAGTCATCACGCAAACTACCACGATTTAATCTATCCATTACTCTAACTCCTAACTGCATTTGTGTATTCCAAACATCTACTTTATTACTTTCGTCTTTTTGATTAAGCAAATCCATTAAAAGTATAGTAATATTAAACTGAATTACATTACCTTGATGCGTTGCGTTGTTAATCATAATATGCGACAAAGGGAATAATGTACGCTTTGCTAAATCTACGCCAAATATATCTCCCTCTGTAACTGTGTTTACAAAAGGTTCTTGTAATAACGCTTGTTTAATTTTGTTTATAATACTATATACCATTTCTTTTTAAATTTTTAATTTCTATTTCTGTTTTTTCTTTTTCAAACATTAACCACGTCATTAATTGAGTGACGGGAAGTTTGGTAATTGCAGCAAATCGTAAAAGGTCACCTTGAGCTGCTCCGTAGATTGATTGGTACCAACCCCATTTTTTTCCAAAAGCTTCTTCACTTCCTCCGATTGTTCCGCTTCGCTGTGTATATAATCCATCAAACCGTTCAAGCAGTCGTTGGTTAAAGTCGAAAAAAAAACCAAGCAACCTAAAACTACATCTAAAGGCATATATTGTAAAAACTCACTGTACTTCTCTGACGTCTCGTAATCTTCTATTGTATATAAATCCTTAACTTTTGTTTTTATTGGTCTAAAAAGCACCGCCATTGCTTTGTGAAACGTTTGTGTATCACTTAAATAGTTTTCTAAATCTATGTACTCGCCAGAAGTCATATCTTCTAACTTTGGTATAAACCCAAATTCGTAATTACCTAACTTAAATGTTGTAATTAGTTTAGGTTTTACATTAAGCAAATTGTTTAAGTGTGCTAATAATTCTTCTGTATCAGCTAAACGAATACGTGCTACATCTTTTAAATCTATATTGCAAAATATTTCAATCGTTTTTTGATTAACAAATTCACTTGCTTCATTATCCTTAATTAACTTATCAAACTTTTGATATTGTTTAAGGTGAATTTCGTTTAGTGTTTCTGGAATTTTAATATCTATTTTCATATGCGTTTATTTAAAAACATTAAAGTTAATTTTTTGTATAAAGTAAAAACAATTATATTTGATTAGTTGCTAATTTGTAAGCGTGTACTAATTTTTTAATTTCTCCTACGTTGCGTGGTAAGTTAATAGTAACCTGCTTACCTGTCTTTTTTAATATGTGTACTTCTACCATATAAATCATTTCTCCATACGTTGGGTTAGTAGACATAATAACTACCTTTGTTTGGGTTATCTAAATGATAAGTAACATTGTAACGAATACCATCAATGCTATGATTAAAATTATCACAAAATATTTTACTACCTTTGTTTAAGTATGCGTAATTGTTTAACTCCTTTGCTATATTGCTACTATTTTGTTCTACAATAATATCATAGTCTAACATCATAGTTATACCACTTTCAATAGTTCCTTTTTTAATTGGTTCTATGTTTAAACCTTTGTGCCTTAAATCTACAATTAACCTATTCTCTGCACTATCAGCTATGATTAATTTATTACCTGCTTTATCTAAACAAATCTTTGCAAGTTCTTCCATTCGTAAACCATTCTGATACAAATGTTCTTTAACATAAATTCTTTTATTATCTTTATCTATTGCAACTTCCGATAAGGAATCTGGGTCGATTGAAAATCCGAAATCTAATCCAAATGAAGTAGGTAAGTTGTGTGGGTTAAATTCTCCAAACTTCCAATTAGTAAATACAACTCCCTCTGCTTTTTCTAACCAAGCACCCATTATTTGGTGGTTGTACTTTTGTTTTCTACGAGTTTTCATATCTTCTAACTGCAATATAAACGACTCTGATAGGTTTTCGTAATTATCTAAATAGGTTGTATGTATGTATGTGGTATCTTTATTTATTAAATTACTACCATCTGCAATACCTTTGCTTTCAAAGAAACGTTTGTAAATAAAATGCTCTTTTGTTGCAGGGTTTAAAACTAATATAACTCTGTTTTGTATTCCTTTGGCACGAATAGAAAAATCTATTTTATCAAAAGTATCTTCATCGTTTAATTCTTCTGCTTCATCTAATACCCAAGTAGTAACTCCAGCTAAAGATTTTAAGTTTGCAGTTTGAGTACCGCTACTTGTTTTAATACCTTTAAATAAGATTTTAGACCCTGTTTTTAAATTTACTATTTCATCTTTGGTAATATAAAAATCGTGGCTTAAATCAGCTGTTTCAATCTTATCGATAAATTCAGGTATAATAGAAACGTGTGCAGAAGTTAAAGTATAACGTGTAAATAATATTACGTGTCCTACCTCGTAAGTAAGTAACAATAAAAACGAATTAAGGGAGTAGGATTTTCCCGAACCCCTACCCCCTGTAATTACAAAGTATCTAGTATCAGCGCCTAGTAAATTATATTTCTGATTTAGATTTATCATTAATTTTAAATATATCCTTAATGTTAAAATCGTTTATGTTATGCGTTGTTTCTACAATATCTTTTGGTTTACCAAATATATGCTCTGCAATAAATATCTGCCCACGTTGGCTATCCATTAAAGTATTCTTAACAAATGTAATTTTAGCTTCATCATCTGTTTCACTATTGTATAATTGCTTTAGTGCGTTTACAAACAAAGTATTTACTTTTTGTTCTTCTACTTTAGGTTTACGACCTGCAGATTTATTACCACCGTTATATTTTCTTTTATCTTCCATAAATCAAAAAAGTATTCATTATTGATTATCTATACTTGCATTATAAACTTGTTTTAGTTCTGCTATCATATCTCTCCAACAGCTACCACAATTAGTACCTTTAAAGTGTAAATTAAATACTTCTTTGTAAATAGTTTTTAAACGCTCTTGTGTTTTAATTGATAATTGCTCTGGTGGGTTTGGTAAGAAGTCTTTTAAAAACGCTATGCTATCTTCTGACAAACAATTTAGTGTTTCATTATCTGTGTTTCTGTAACTCCATAACTTATTAAGTGTTTCTTTGCGACCATCACAACCACAATCTTTTCCTGTTACTTCACTTATCTTATCTACTACTGCTTTAATTCCTGTTGCTGTGGTTATTTGTTCTATTGTATCACCTAACCCTTTTGCTTTTTTAGTTCTTGCCATAATTTCTAATTATTTTTTTATAATAAAGTTTATCTTGTTTTGTTATTGTGTAATTTCCTGCTCTGCTTTTATGTAATGCGTTTGAAATCATAAAGATTAATTCAGCATTTGTATCTAATGGATTTTCGTTTATTTCAAATTTACTTAAGATATTAAAATCTATTTCAGAATAGTATTGCATCCAATCGTAAATGTATTTTACATCATTCATATTATTTCAAATTATTATAGTCCTCTTGGAATAATTCCCTTAACTTTTTCTTGTGTCCTTTTAACGAGTGGAATATAGAAACAAAACTAATGCCTGTTTCTTTGGCTAACTTACGCATTGATAAATCGCTATCCCTGTATATTGTAAATAGTTTCTTATCGTACATATCCCAGCTATTTACTTCAGCTTCGCACTTGGTTCTAAACTTATACCATTCAATTTCGTACTGCTCATCAAAATCAGTTTCTATTGCTTGGTCTACAAAATCTACAATAGTAAATTTATTATAAAATTGTGTTATGTAAACACTACGTATTACAATAAAAATATATCCTTTGTTTAAATTACCATTTGTAAAGCATTTATCTTCACTTGAGTATAAGTGTAACTTAATATAAGTTTCTTGTACTATATCCTCGTAATTAATTTTATCAAATATCTTCGCATATTCGATTAATTGTTTCTGGTGTTTATATAACTTTTCTAACATTACACAAATGTTACAAAAACATTTTATATTATTAAAACATCATTGTAACATATTTGTATAAAGTTATTAACTAATCTTCTTCTATTTCTTTTGCTTCTGCAAATTGTTCTAAACAAGCACTGCATAAATCTTCCCAAACGTAATGCCTTTCAGCACCACAACAATAACTGTATTCTGTCATATCTTATTCGTTTAGTTCGTTTATTATTTTTAAATCTTCTTGTATGTCTTGAAGCATTACTATTGCATCTTTCCAATCTTTGTTTATTATAGCTTCTATAACTATGTCAATATCGTTTGTAATTGTTTCTATTGTCATAACTTAAAGAATAAAAAATAATACTGTGTAAAATACTAACCAATAAACTGTAATCAATAAATAATCTGATAATTTTAGTTTTGCTTTCATAATGTTTTGTTTTAGTTGTTAATAATTATTCGACAAATATTATAATACTTTTTTTAATAAAAAAATATTTTACTAATTATTTTTGTAATTTATAATCATTTTAAATAAGTATCAAACATTGTAGGGTTTATTTCTCTTAATTCGTTCCAATCTTCCTCTGTAAATTTATTTAATGTTTTATCCCAAAACCTACAATACTTAAATATTTTATTTGCTTTTAAATAATCAGCTACTTGTAAATTATTCATTGGTCTATTTACTTTTGGTTTTGTAGATATAAATGGTTTACTATATTTTTTTTTATTATCTAATTCTTTACAATAATTATCTATTGTTTTTTGTTTTCTATAATTATCTGTTTGTTTTTTTAAATAATTATAATATTCATCTATGTATTTTTTATCTTTTGTTAAATATGCTTTTACAATTAATTTACTTGCAATATCTAATTTATACCCTGTTAATTTTTTTATGTAGTTATAAATGTTTGTTCTGTCGCAATTTATATCAACGCATATTATTTTTGGTATTTGCGTTGCTTTTAAATGCTTTAATTCTTTATATTGTTGTTCTACATACATTGCTTTTAAAATTGAGTATACTGGCTTTCTACTTTTAATTTTTAAATCAATTCCTAAATTTTCTTTTATTTCGTTAATTGTCATTTGTTAGTCTTTTATAGCAATACAATATTATTTTATGTACTGCAAGGTTAATTTCGTTTTGTGTTAATGCTTTTTCAAATCTTTGTAGCGTTCCGTTGTTATCTATTTCAATATACCATTTGTACTTATAAAATACTGGGTATACTTTTACTCCACGTTTAGTTATGTAATAATGCTCATCAGTAACGTTTGGTAAACTTTCTATTTCTTTACGTTTTGCCATTTGTAAGTTCTTTAGTTTTTACTCTGTATATTGCTATTAGTTCTTTTACATCTTCAATGCCTAATAAGGCAGGTTTGTTTCTATCGTTTAGCAGTTGGTTATAATCTTCTGTGTTTAATATGCTTTGTAGTCTTAAATCGTATTCTTTTACGTTACCGTGTTTATCTCTATTACAGTGAACACATTGCCCAAAAACATTATTTTCATTAAATCTTAAGTTTGGATAAGCACCTACTGAAAAAAAATGTCCTGCATCGTATTTACCTACTAACTTTTTATTGCAACTTATACAATTATTATCTTTATCCCTTGTGCGAATATAAGTATTAAAAACCTTTTGGCAAATATTTAAGTAGTCTGATTTTGTCATTAGTTTCTCCTTAAGTACTTTCTTTTCTTTTTGCCAATCGTTTGCCTTTTTACTTTTCATAAATTCTATTGAGCAAAAAACAGAACACACGATTTGAGTATTATTTTGAGGTGTAAATTTCTCTTTACAGCTAACGCATTTTCTTGGATATACTTTTTGCATTAGAAAAGTTTTGTCTGGTTAGTGTGGTTTTTAATACGCTCTATTGCTTTATCGTAATATTCTTTATCTAATTCACAAGCTGTTAATTCAAATTTATAATCGTGGCAAGCTATTGCAATACTTCCGCTTCCTAAATGTGTATCTAATATTTTGTTGTTTTCTTTAGCGTATTTATCTAATATCCATTTGTAAAGCGCTACGGGTTTTTGTGTTGGGTGTATTCTCGTTTCTTTGTTTTTCATATCACCTTGTAACATTCCATTCCAAGTATATTCAAATATTTGTACGCTTTTATGAGTTGAGCAAATAGCTATTTCACCCTCACCAAATGCAGTACCGTTTTTATTCCATACAATTACTCCACCGCATAAACCTAAAAAATTACCTCCCCATATTATTTGATTTTTACTTACTCTTTCAAGTTCTAAATAATATTTATTATCTGGTGCTATATTCTCAAATAAATGATAACCTTTTCTTTTAGTAGCTTGTTTATTTTGTTTTTTATTATTTGTTAATCCTATTGCATCAATATTACCATAAGGAGGGTCTACTATTGCCAAATCAAAGTAATTGTCTGGATAACGTGCCATTAAAAGCATATTATCTTCGTTTGTTATTGTAATGTTTTGTGTAATTTTCATAATTATAATTTTAAAGTTAAATCATCGTTTGGACTTGGTAACGTAACACCAAAGTATTCAAATGTGAAGTTATTAATTTCTGCTAGTAAATCCATAAATTGACTTGTTGAAAGTTCAGTAGTAGATTTTATGCGTTCTATTACTTCGCCTGTTTCTTCATTAACAAATAGTGCTTCTTTTAAAAACTTTAGTTTAATTAAATCGTGTGTACTTTCATTTGTCATTATATGCCCAGCTTCTTTTAAACAATTTTGCACTATTGGGATAATCAAACCAAAATAAAATCTGTTTTGTTGTGTGCTTCTTTTCTTCTTTGACTTTTCTATTTTAATTACTATTTGCTTACCCTCAAAAGTTGCTATTGCATCTTTAATTAAATTTCGATTGCGTGTTAAACTTCCGTTTTTAACTTCGCTTAATATCTCAAAATTCATTATAAAAATTCTTGTATTTCTTTTGGCAACCAATCGTTATCATCTACATTAAATTTAATTTCTTTAAATGGTTGATTACGTGAGTATTCACATTTTACTATTGTAGAATTATCTTCTTGACTTTCTACAAACACAACAGTTTCAGCTTTTTTTAATATACTACTTCCAACGTGTCCTACAGGTTTTGCAGTTCCAAAATTTTTATGTAATATTCCTGTGCAGTGCATTTTACCTTTAGCAGTCCAATTAAGCAACTTTTCTGTTAAACCTGTGCTTTGCTCTAAAGAATTAAAATCAGTTACCAAATCTACAAAACCATCAATTGACATTAAACCAACATTATTTTTAAAATCGCTTTCAAATACTACCCAATCAATAAAATCAAAACGCTCTTTTGGAGTGTAACCACGTAAACCAAATGTTTTATAAAATTCACAATTACCACCTATTAATTCTAATACTCTGCGTTGCACTCTTTGTGCGTGAAAATGTGATTGTTCAGTATCAAATGAAAGTACAAATTTTCTTTCGTTGTTATGTCCTTTTATACTTGGGTTGTGTATGTTTGAGTTACCACCTATAAAAGCTGCTTCAATCATAGACTTAAAAAATGTTTTTCTACTTTTAGAAGCACCAACTATGCAGCTAAAATCTCCATAACTTCCAAATGGTATTGGATAACTATTCCCTTTGTAAATACTTTCGCCTATGCTTAATGCAATCGGTTGTTGTTTTATTTCTTCTGCAGGGTCAATTAAAGCATCTTTAAATATTTGTTTAAAGTCAATTATCGGTTCTGCATTGCCTTTAATTAATTCGTCAAAATTTATATCACTCATAATATTTTACATCTTTTAATAATTCGTTTGCAGTTTTTACAAAACTTTTTTCTACTAATTCAAAGTCCCAATTCTTTTTTAACTTTTCTATAATTTCTTTTTGATTGTTTGAAATTATATTTTTATCGTTTTCTACTTGCGTTTCATTTAACAAATGTGGGTTTGTAGTATTTACTCCGATTGAATTAAAATAATTTGTTAGTTCTGTATTTGTTAAATTTTTTTGTAAATATATTAAGTTGTAATTTAATGGCAAAGATAAATCGTATTTAATTTTATTTATTGCTTGTTCAATACTTCCGTAATACATTAAATTTTGATTTATTTGTATTGCTAATAATTTAGCATATAATAAGTTTTTAGTTACGTATTCTTTGTTTTTATTTTCTAACGCTGTATTCAATAATTTTAGTGCTTCTATATCTTCGCTATACACATTGTTTTTATTTCGTTTAAACACGTTGTAAATGCGTTTAAATGCGTTTTGTTCTGTCCAACTCATAACCTGTCTTGTTTAATTTGTTGTTTAGGTGCAAAAGTCTTATCATTTTTAGCCCAAGTTTCTAATCTTCTGCTTATACTCCAAGTTTGTTGCAATTCAAATTTTAATTTAGTATTGCTTTTATTTGGTTCAGTCCAATATCCAAAAAAGTCTTTTAACATATCAATAGAATATTTTTGTTTAAAAGGTATTAATGAATTTTTAAAAGCGAGTGTGCGAATTTCTAAATTCGCCTTACTATCTTTATTTATTATATTTACATTAACACTATCATTTACACTAACACTTACAGTTGAATTTGTTGACGTTTGTTGAACAAAATCAACATTTGTTGAATTTGTTGAATTTTGTTGATTAAGTTTTGCTAATCTTTTAGCTTCTGCAGATGCTTTACCTGCAACAGACCTACCCTCTTTTGTTTGTTCCCATTTTATTAAATCACGTTTTAATTGTAATTTAATCATCTCAAAAACTAAAGCAATAGAATTATCAATTACAGGATTTTCATCGTTTACATAAGCAAATAATGTTTTTAAAAGTAGTCCAGCTTGTTCGTTAGTCATTAAATCAATAATAGATTTACTATCAGAATATAATACAAAAGAAGTTTTATCTTTAGCCATTAGATACCTCACTTTCTAAATAACCAATTTGTTTTTTTAATTCACGTACTAAACGAACTGAAGTAGATTTATCAAAACAAATTAAATTTTCTTGCATATAAATAACAATTTCATTATAATTATTAATAAATACTTCTAATTCATTTTGGTCTGTTTTACTTCTTTCAGTACCTTGAAAAATTAATTTTACGTTTGCCATAACAATAAAGGTTTAAAGATTACCTATAACTATTAAATTAAAAAATCCCATCAATTCAGCAGTATTGTGAGACGTGCTTCCTTGATAGGATTTTGTATAATTTTTTTATAAATTTGCAATGCGTCTCACTTCATTACTTTGCAAATATAATATTTTAATTTAAACCTGCAAAATTAATTGCAGGTTTTTATTAACAATCTAAAACGGAAGGTCATTTGCAGCTTGTTGTAAAACTGCTGATGGTGCTTCAAAAGTTTCAACTTGTGCATTATTTGCAATAGTTGTATCTGCGTCTATTCTCCAACCATTTAAAGAGCAATACCATTTACCGTTGTAAGAATTACCTCTAATATTAATTCCTACCTTTACGTTTTGCCCTAATGCGTATTTATCTAATACTTCGCATTTGTCTTGTACAAAATCAATAGGCACTTCTTGAGCGTATTGCTCATCTGTTTTAACTACTAATAATCTTTTTTTGAAAGTTCCTGCACTTCCTACTACTTCTGTATTTCCAATATGGATAATACTACCAATTACTTCACTCATTTTTATTTAATTTAATTGTTTATTTATTTTCTTTAAAATTTTTTTTAACCTTTTATTTTCACTTTTTAAAAAACCTATTTCAAATTCTAAAATTATGTTTTCTATTTCTTTTTTACCAAAAACAAAATGATTATTTTTTATTTTTATTTCTCTTTTAGGTCTTAACCAACTTGGTACTACGTATGCCATAATTATTTACGTTTAAAATCTTCGCTTTCATCTTCTCCAAATACTCCTAATTCATAAAATCCTGTTAGTTTTAATACAGCTCTACTCATTGCTCTCTTTTCTGCCATTTCCATAACATACCAACTTTGAGTATTACCATCTTTAAAACTATCACCTTTTAAAGCAGAACCAAAAGTTTCAATTCGTGTATTTTCTTTTATTGCAGTTGCTTTAACTACACAAAATTTAGGTTCACAAGATATAACATCGTAAGTTATATTTACTTTTTCTTTTGCTTGTATCTTATCAATACCACTACGAGTAATAATAATATAATGCTGATGCTTATACACATCATCTTTAGTTAATTCAAACTTAACGTAAAGCTCTTTTAATTTATCTACATTCATAATTTTAATATTTAATTATTATTTATTTCTTTTTTCAAATAGGTAATTGTTTATTTTTTCGTAATTTTTAGCAATTTCTTTTTTAAGATATTTAATTTTTTCATCATTAATATCTTCATCTGTTGGAATTTGTCTTACCTCCATTCCTAAATTGTTTAAATACATTTTTTCATCATTACTTAAAGTATTATAATTTTCTTCTTGTAGCTTTAAAAAATATTCTTTAGAACCTGTCATAATGTTTTTGTTTTGATTATTAATACTGCAAATATAAATATAATTTATTTAATAAAAAAATATTTTATTACTTTTATTCAGTTATCATAGTATAATTTTTTCTAATAACTGTATCTATTTTAAAAGCTAATTCATTTAGATAAGTACCTTTTGTTATTTGCTTACTTTCAAATATTGCTTCCATCATAGGTTCTAAAGCATCTTCTAATTCTTTGCCTTTGTCTATAATTTCTTTTGCTAAAAAACTATTTGCTTTTATATCGCTTAACTCTGTAATTAACAAATATGTTAGCGTTGCTATTTTGTGGCTGCTTAAATTGTGTTTCTTATTGTTCATCTTAATTTTGTATTGGGTGGCTAAATACTACATCTTTTACAGTTGTGTAAGGTAAGCTTGCACGTTTGTTAAAGTAGTTGTTTACATTGTTATTTTCGTTTATTGCTTCTAATTTGCGTTTAGATAATTCCTCTTCAAAATCTCTTTTAAGTTCTAAAAATAAATTAATACTTTGTGCTGTATTTTTATCTCTAAATAAAATTAATTTTAAATCTAATAATTCTTGTGATTGATTTTTAACTCCTGTTAAAATACTCCAGTAATTTGTTAATCTATTTTTCATATTATTGTCCTTTACTTGCTAAATAATTAAATAACCAAATCAATTTTGGTCTTATAAATTCGTAACCTAACCATATTAATAAGTATTTCATAATTTTAAATTTTAGTTATTATTTCGTTTTCTACCAATATTAAATCTTTTTCAATTAAACCTTTTTGCTTTAGTAATTTTGCAAGGTGTACAGCTTCTTTTAAATTATACTGCTTTTTCTTTTGATAATGTATTAGTTGAGTACTTACTCCTGTGTGCTTACTTAACCTATATGAGGTTAAATCTGTTTGTCTTAATAATTGTTCTATTGCATTTGCCATAATTATAATTTTAAAATTTCTTGTTTAACTTCAAATAAATACATTGTTTTATCAAAACTTTCGTTTAAATCTCCTGTAATAAATTCACGTGAAAATTCAACAGCTATTAATGCACAATCTTTAGAAAATTTATAACTTACTTCTTTTAAATATTCATCTTGTAAGTCAATGTATTTATCTACTAATTGTTCTGCTTTTTCTTTTGGTGTCATTTTATCTGTTTTTTAAGTTGTTCAATAGTTGCTTGTAATTCTCTGTTCTGCTTTTCTAATTTTGTTAAATAATCTTCTATTTTAATAAAAGCCAAACCTATTTCAGTTTGTGTTATTACTTCTGTATCTACAGCTTCACTACAATACAACTCGTGTATATCTACCGCTAAATCTTCTAAATCTGTTCTAAATAAATTATTGCTCATAAAATAATTCCATTAAATTGTTAATAGTAATTTCTTTTTTTGTTGTTTCTTGTAATACTCTGTAAGCATCTTCTACTGATAAAGCCATACAACTAAATTCAGTTTCAAGTGTAGTAATTAATTTTTTACCTATGTAAGGATACTGCTCTTTGTAAAGTAATAATTTACCTTTGTTTACATCTGTTAATTTTTCCCAAAGTGTTTTCATAATATTTTGTTTTAATTATTAATTGATAGGGCAAATATAAAACGAATAATTTTAATAAAAAAATTTTTTACTATATTTTTTTGCATAAAAAAAGGTCAGCACTCGCCAACCCTTTAAAACATTGATAAAATTAGTTTAAAATATTTTTAAATAATATCCAATACCTATGCGTTTTTCTGTGTCAAATGAAGCATTTATAATATTGCCTCGTTTATTTTTAATTCCAATTCCTGCAGAAAATAGCGGTTTATCTAATAACAAAGTATTAGCTACGTTTGCACCTATATAAAAGTTGTTTCTTTGCTTTGGTGCATCTACTTCTAAAGTTTGTGCCTTAATAGTGTAGTCAAACTTCATAGCGTGTATTTTACCGCTTACTTCACCGCTTACTTGAGCGTTTATATACTTATCATTAAATTGTTGCTTAAAAGCGTTTATTTCGATTGCTTTGTTATATGCTTCTATTTGTTGCAAACTATCCATTTTAATAAACTCTAATTGCATACGATTATTTTCCTCAAACAATTTATCTATTTGTGAAACGTAAAAACCAACTCCAGCCGTATCACGTACCTTTTTAGTAATTGGCACGTGTACTATATTGGTTTGTATTATTGCTTTTCCTTTAACTTCTTTGGTTTGTATTTTTATCTTTTCTGTAAATTTTGGTTCTGAATTGCAACCACGAAAAAACAAAACAATAAATAAAATTACCCAACCTAACCATTTTAAATTTTCTACTAAATTAATTTTCTTTTCCATTTACAATATCTTTTAATTGATTAAATATATTTTCGTGTTTGTTGCCCCAAAACATATCACAATTAACTGCATCTTCTTCTCTGTTGAAAATACCATAAGATTGCCTGTGTTTATTTGCAGGTGCTGTAAATCTGTAACACATTAATTTTGATGGACATTTATTATCCTCGCATTTAGCTATATCACTCATCTGCTAATTCTTTAATTGCTTCGTTAATACTTTCTTGTTGATAACCTATTTGAATTAATAAACCTGTCATAATATCTAAAACTTCTACAGCTTCTAAGTCATCGTTTTCAGTTTCTACTGTGTAGGTAGCTCCGTAATGTTTAATTTCTATTTTCATATTTTAATTTTATTATTTTGTGATATACTTTGTTTACGCTTTCTTTGCACACTCCCATTTTATAATAGTAGTTCAATACTCTTTGTATTCTTTGCAAATTTGAATATTTTTTTAATTCTTTTTTTACACTCATAATTTTTGTATTTAAAAAGTTATAATTAAGTTATTTAATTTTTTTGTTTTAATTTTATATCTAAATGTTGAATTATTTAAATTATGTATTTTACAATAATCATTTGCTGAATAATAAAAAACACCGGTATTAATATCTAAATATATTTTAGAAACAGGGTTTAAAAGCCCTATTCTTTTACTATTCATTTCAGAAATTTTTAAACATTTTTTTCCATAAGACGGATGATTTTTACCAGACATTTTTATAGAATGTTCAGGTCTTTTTTTTCCATAAAAAAAATGATTAGTACCAGAGTTTTTTTCTTTTAATATTTTTTTTGTTTCTTCACTATGTTTTTTACCATAAAAAGCATTTAACTCACCAAAATTACCAAAATTATGGTTTTTACTTCCAGCTGCTTTTCCTTTTAAAGATATAGACATTTTTTTTCTTGTTTCTTCTGAAACTACTCTTTTTTTAATATCTGTTTCAGTAAGTATACAATTTAAACCTTTATCACTAATAACATCATAATAATCTTGCCAAAATCTTTCTCTTATATTTATTTCATCTAAAGTACATTCTTCTATAATTTTAAATATATGATTTTTTGCACCATATTTTTTAAAAGAATTATACAATCTTGTTTGTGAAAATACGCTTTTGTATTCTCCTAAATAATTTTTTAGTCTTTTTTCAATATTAATACTTTGCCCTATATAAACTTTATTAGTAGGTGAAGTAATTTTATAAATACCTATCATAACTAAAATATTATAGGGTTAATACTTTTTTGGTTCTCGTAATAGTTAAATATTATAAAGCTGCTGCTTGTGTTTTTAAAATTTGTTTTAACCCAATCTGAAGG